TTTGGCACTGGCACTGTCTGTGGCTTTAAAGTGCTGGAATCGCTTGCCTTTACGCTTACTGTAATCAGCACTCGGAATCTTGTCAATATGTTCGATACCAGCATACAAACCATCCTTCTGCTGCTTGCGCAACGAGGTCATAGAAACCTCGGACTCGTCACCGCAAAACTCGCCTTGCTGGAACTTAGTCAAAGGAAACCTCGTATCAGGAAAGAAACAAAACGGACTAACTGATTCGAGCTTGTTCCCTTGATAAGCAACCTGTTCCTTACGAACCTGTTGCTTCTCTGGAACCCTGGGCGCTGGGTTGAAGAGTTGTCCCAGCAGCTTCATAGGCTGGAACCCACTAACAGGAACATCCTCTTCAACCCACACCGTTTCGGTCTCCCTAACCCAGGAGTGCTTGATAATGCCAACAGAAAATCTACCAATATTTAGAAGGAACTGGTAAAGTAAAACAGTAAACTCATTAGCTTCGAGATTTTGGTCCAGTAAGGCCTCACCCAACTTTGCTGCACGATGGTCTTCTTCACCAGTTCCTTCCAACTCAAAGAAATGTTCCCGCTGTTGTAACAGGCCCATGCCGAAGGCCACAAAGGTTTGAATCTGAGCATATGTCAGCGGAACCACAATTTTGCTCGGTGCTCCAGTCTTACACGCTTTCTTGTCCTCTTCATCCGCGTAACGCTCGCCGCGATAAACCAAATCACAAGCCTCCCAGCGGTCATAAAAGTCCGCCATGTCATTACGAGACATGTTAACCAGCGCCTTGCAATGGTCAAGCAGTTTCGCATGAAATTGAGTGGGCCGCTTTTGGCTCAACTCGGCTTTGATTCGTGGGTCCATTAGTATCCAGCGATGTTTTCGAAAATCATAACCAACTGATAGTTGCTGCCTTCAACCGGTGCGGAAGAAGCGACCACGCGCAGTGTGCCTGCATCGTCGATAATACCCGGCAGCACCGAAATCAGCGGCGACTCTTCGTCAAGGTTGAGCACATAAAAGGTTTTCAAATCGTCCAAAGTGAATGCAAATGGTTGACCCAGTGAATTCGTGGTTGGAAGTGGAATAGCAATATCGGCCACACCGTCTGCGAGGGTGATGGTGATTTTCTTGTAGTTTTGAGCCAGCGCCGAGTAGGTCCTGCCCATACGCGCTTGCTCAACCCACTCACCTTCAGTGCCATCGTAACGATACACAACCTCATAGTCAGTGTAAAACACTGTGTGCATGGCGAGGTTTGCCGGAGTTGCAGGAGCACCAATAAGCGGATCGGGTATTGCATCAGCAGCGGGCGCGGCTCCAGTGTCAACACCAAAAGTGCGGCTCAAATAACCCATGAAAAGATTCGCCAGTGCTGAGTCGTTTTCCAACAGCTTGTAAAGCTCCCGGTTGAACGGACCGTCAGGCACACCTGGTGTCGCGGTTCCCAAGAATGGGTCTGTGGTTTGCAAAAATTGTAAAGCAGGACGCGGAAGAAACTCAGTGCCTGGCCCGGATGCTTGATAAGAGTCCATAAGTGATGGTCGTAAAATACGATAGTTAGTGGTTAGTTGCAAGAAAATCCCAAAATAATTAAAGAAACTACAGTGAAAGACTCCCGAAACCATCTGAGCCCAAATCACCCGTGATTTCTAGTTCTTCTACCGGTTGAGAGTATTTGTCACGCTCAAAATATTCCAATCCTCGCAGACAGAGACGATACAAACACTCCATTAAATGGTCATCTTTGTCTTTGGGTTTGTTGGTCGGGATTCCTTGTTTGTCATCCCACGAGTAACGTCCCATTTCCCACAGAAACGTGCGACACATAGGACTAACCCGCAAGGTTTCTGGTTCTTTCAGTATCCGCTTAACTTCCGGAATCCCACGCACCAGGTCTTTCGGTGCCTTCTCCACGCCCCACAAACCGTTCTTCCCAAGGTCATCTGCCATGACTGACTTGTTCCTCTGATCTTCAATCCAGGCCATCGGGTCCATGATTTTGGTCCACACGTTTCTACCTTGGATTCTTTCGAGTATCTCCTTCGCAAGCACATCCGTCGTGCAAGCCTGAAAGATTTCATCATACACATACGCCCGGCCCTGTGGATCAACCGCAATGAACAGCACCGCGTGCGGAGTGCGCGGGTGTGGGTCGATTGCAAAGTGAATCGTGTAGTCCAACGGCGGGTCATTAAACGCCCGCCAACCGGCAGGGATTTCGGTAAGCACATGTCTTGCCCGCTCGAATTCCTTGTAGATAATCCCAGAAAGGTGCAGCGGAATACCGTTAATCCGGCACTGCTTCTCGTCGTCAGTCAGCGCATTCAAGAAGTCCTCAATATCGTCCGGCGACAAATAAGGATTATCATAAATACTCCCCGTAATCGACCACTTAATCTTCCGACCGCTGTCCGAAATAACCTCACTCATTTCTTTCAACGAGTCCTCAGGCCCACCGAAAAACATATCATTAATCCAAGGTTGTTCGATCAATGTGCAAGTAAACCAGGCCTTACCACCCCGGTCCGTTAACCCACGCAGAATCGCCTTCCAGTGTGCTTCCTCAATCGGCTCATCAATATGTGCCCAGTCATAGTCAGAAGACTCCGAACCCATCGGGTTATTCTTAAATGCCGCACGAGTGTCAAAATCAATCACACTCTCTCCATACAACCCCTTAATCCTCAAGTTAATAATCGTTCCACTTGACCCTCTTTTCTGCCCGACAATCATGTCTTTTGGCAGCTTCTTCCAAATTTTACCCACGTGCCCCTTACTACCATTCCCGGTGAAAATTTCATCCACCTTATCATCATCGGCACACACAACCAACCCTTTCGTGGCATGTTTCGGAATCCCATGATACCGCATCGGATCGTCTTTCGGTAACCACACCCTCTCACCCAAGGCAAACGCTAAGTCCTCACTCACCCCCATATCACTCTTCCCGAATCTATTCCCACACCGTCCCAACCGAAACCTAAAATCAGCTGCCGAGTGAAACAACACCTGCTTAGCATGCGGTCTGTAATACATCAGCCCAAACTGCTTCACCAACTCAAGTTGCTTCTTCCTCAACTCCAGCTTTCGCTTCACCAAAAATATGTCCTGAGCAGGCATCAGTGTAGGTCAACGATTGACAGAGACTACCACGTTGCGTTGTAGCCGCGAGTGTCGATGTGGACGAAGGTTGGGTAGAGTCCTAAGCCGCCGGTGAATCGACCAGCACGACGCCATGAGAGAAGAATGTCGTAAAGTTGTTTTGGGGTGATACCTACCATGCAAATGTCTAGGGCTTGGAAGGTGCGATGTTGGGAATTGGTTACGCCGCCACATTTTTTGTTGTAAGCAGAGTTACGATAGGAAGAAAGCAGAACAATGGGACGGTTGAAATGATCGCGAAGTTCGTCAATAACGCGGAGAGCGTGGATTATGTTTGGCCAGATTTCTTCTGGTGGGTAGGAGTTGGTGACTCCACGGCGTGTGACTTCGAAATAGGAAGTGAATTCTTCAGCGGTGAAATGACGAAACTTGTGACGGTTAAACCATTTCGTAAATTTCTCTTTCATGGTGGTGTTTGGATTCGGGTGGAGTAGAATCGACGTCCAGGCCAGCATTCAACGTGACGTCCAGGGAGAATGCGAAAGGAGATAAGGTTTTCGCCACGGTCGATGGTGTCTACGTAAGCGAGTTTGATAGTTGCTGGTGGTGATGTACCAACTGAGTTGATTGCCATGACCGCGACCTCGCAAGGTGCGTCAGGCAATACTATGGTTGCGTTTGGTGTAGTCACTTCTGCCAGCAAAGTTGTTCCTAGGTAAACACGCCATTTGGTTACTGCTTGTGCAATAGGTGGTTGGTCCCATTCAATTTTACATTCTGCACCCCATGAGCATTTAACCAAGCATGCAGTAATGCACAGCAGAAGAAACAAGAATGTAAAAGAGCGCATCATTTCTTGTATGCTTTGCCGCCGAACATGCGGACGGCGCGGTAAATGGTTTCGCGGGTCCACCACGGCACGCCACGGTTGAACATGGCTTCCTTGAAAATCTCGTCGGCTTCGTATCGGTCGCACTCAAAATGGAGAGTTGATTGCCGCGAATACAGGTAGTCATGGATCAGTGCAGCGTGGAAGTAATCACCACTGAACGGGTCGAAGATATTCCAGAAAATGCGCGGCACGCTCGCTCCGTCCGTGTGGAATCCGGTCGGCACGGTGATCGTGCCGTAGCTGGAAACGTAGCGGAAATAATGGATCAGCGAAAAGACCCGTGAACCGTTGACAATGCCAGCGTCCCGAAGCTCAATGGGGTCTGGAAAGATGAGGCTCATTTCATGGTTTGTCCACTTGGTTAGGTGACTGGTCGATGTAGCTGCGGGCCGTCACCAGCCCGGTGACAAGGATGCCCATGGCGAACTGCACCGTTTCGCGGAGGTCGGCAAAGTCGATAGTGGCGATGCCGGAGCTTGCCGCCGTGAGCATGGCGATGCTGACATACAGGACGAGACGGGCAGTTGATTGTTTCGGTGTCATTGCTGCCCCTTGTCGAGTTTGGTTTCAATGCGGAGAAGCGACTCCTTGATCTGCGGGACCGACTCTTCCAGCCGTGTGATACGGCGGTCGATGATTGCTCTGTCCTCGTCAATTCGTGTCTTGGCCGCTGCCCAATCGCCGGAAGTGAAGCGGTTGCCGTCCGTGCGGGCTTCTTGGATTTCCAGCTTGCCGACACGCCCATCCAACTCGCGCATCCACACCCGCGCCTCCTGCCATATTTGGTTCCCCACAAATCCCATCACGCCGATCACGGCGGCGGTGAGGACGCTGAGAAGCGGCATGAGCACGCG